TCTTATCTATCACTGCTATAAGACTAGGGTCGGTAATAAAATGTTGTTTTTCTCTTAATTTATCATATTCTTTTAGGGATATCTGCACCATAGGACTTGGCGGTGAGCTCTCATTCTCAAAAGACTTATCTACTGAATTGTCATCTGTCATATTTTCTCCTTACATTCTTTTTGCTGCCTTTGCGGCTGCTCTTTTTTGCTCTGATATAATCGCCTGTCTTATCTTTCTACCCATAGGTATTTTTACAGATTGACTAATCTGTTTACCTTTTTTAGTGATGTACTCAACACTAATATGAGTGTCCTTAAAGTCACCTTGAACAGACCTAACTGCTTTCTTCAAACTTATATCTTCTTTTTCTTTTTCATCACCTGCTTCATTCCAAAATTTAAATAATCTCATCTTTGCCATTACATATCCTTTATTTTATTTTTTAGCGTCATCTTATACTTTGTTATATTATATGAAAGAAAAGGTTTATATCTTATCATTCTATCACATAATTTAGGCCATATTACTTTCTCACTTATGGTCTTGTTCAATCTTTTTGAAAATTTTAATATATCATCTAATATTAAAAATGTTTCAAGGTTTATCTTTTTAGATAATAGATATTTAAGCACTGGTGGGTGTTGACCATCTTTAGAGGTAAACAGATCATCAAAACTTAATTTATTTGTTATCATACTTAATATATAATCGATATCTTGTTCATAGTAATAATGTAATGCTTCTATTTTTTTCGACCACGTTTTATAGTTATCATCACCTGATCTGCCAATGATATCCCCAATCCAAAGATTAGTGTTAGAAACAAAATTGCTGACAAAGTAATTAGTGACATCATTATCGCTATAAGTTCTACTAAGTTTGTGAAAAAAATACCTATCCCTTCTTTTAGTGAATGTTTCCATCCTTGCCGTTGTTCGGCCATTGTGTTTATGGTAGTCATAACTCTGGTTTTTACTAGTGAAATGTAGTTTGATTGCCAGATAGATTTTATAAACTTCAAAACCATTCACTATTTCCAATCACCTATTACTCTATTGTCTTGATTCAGATTTTGTAAATATTTTAGCACGTTCTCTGGTGAAGACTCGCCATAAGGATCTTCTGGTGTATCATCTGTTTTACCTGGTTCAACAAACATCTTCTCTATCGTACCATCATTTACAATCATTGCATATCTCCATGATCTCTCGCCAAAACATTTATCTCTTTTCTGACAAAGCATTCCCATTTCTTGTGTGAATTGACCATTGCCATCAGGTATTACTTTTACGTTCTCTAATTTTTGATCTGCTGCCCAAGCATTCATAACGAAAGAATCATTTACTGATACACAATAAATTTCATCTATACCATGTGCCTTGAAAACATCTGCTTGTTTTTCGAATCCTGGTAATTGTTGATTTGAGCAAGTAGGTGTAAATGCACCTGGTAAAGAAAATACTACTACTTTTTTACCTTTAAAGTAAGTATCAGTATTTGTATCAACCCAATCGCCTAATTCTCTTACTCTAAAATTGACATGGGGTACTTGTGTTATATTATTCATAATTTAAAATGGTAGTTTTGCTACCTTCTCCTTCAACATATTTAAGTTTTGTGCTTCGTATGCTATTTTTTCTTTTAGTGTTTTATTAATCATTGATCTTGTATTAGCAGGATCAATCTCGTTGTCTTTACAATACTCTAATATTGCGTCTATGTAACTTGTTTTTTTATCTTTAACTATATTTTCTATAATTAAAGCAAACTTATTAGGTGTCAATATTGTATCTGTCATATATTATATTATACTATATTCATTAAACAAAGTCAAGCAAATGCCTGTTTCTGTTGCGAGGTACAGGCAAACCCCTAGTAGCCTAAGCTGCTAATGCGAAACCTTGTGAGTTAGCATTTAAATAACAGTACGGTGTCAGCGATCAATCTCCTAGAAGTTTTACCTGATGGTCGATCCTATTTCCACCCCTCAAATTTCATTGTTTGAATGGTGGAGTGGCTGGGTATTGCACCCAGGTCCCTAAAAGTTATTGTCTTCTTATCAACAATTAATTCGTTAATTCTTTTGGCGTTAATATTCTATAATCGAACAATACTTCCAATACACACTTCTCTCCTTGAGCAGGTGTTTCCATTGTTCTTATTATATGTCCGTCTAAATCATTTGAAACGTAAGTTATAACTGCATAAGCAATATCACCATCTGGTAATGCTGCTACTCTACCAAATGCTACTTCTATCTGTGTATAGTTCTCTTTTTCTAAAGCATCATTAACCATTTCTAATGGTCCACACCATATTGGCATTGATTGTAAAGACCAAGGATATTGTGACAAACCCTCTGGACCTGCATATGACTTACTGGATAAACATAATATAAAAAATAGTCCACATATTGTTTTAATTAGTTTTTCCATTTTCTTTAAATTTCTTATGAAACTCCTCTATCGCTGGTTTTAGTAGGGGTAAATAGTCCTTCTTATCTTTTACAAATGTTTGAGTTACACCTTCTTCGGTTACAATTAATATCACTATTTGATCTATCGCCTTGCCATATAGTTCTTCATACATTTCACAATAAGCAGAGGTCTGAATAAAATAGTTCTCTACCCATTCCTCTTTTTTTTCTTTAGTAGATGTTTTAAAATCTATTACCGATAATTTACCATCATACTCTGCAATACAATCGACTCTACCTGCAACGCCCCATTTATCGCTGTATAAAGCACCTTCTTGCATTACTATATTATTTATCTTATCTAGTTCGGTTTTTAGAATGGTAAACAACGCAGTAGGCAAAACACCTTGTTGAGATAGTTCTTCATTGTTAAGATAGTTCTCTGTCAGTGTGTGTACGGCTGTGCCTCTCCTAGCCGCATTCCTCATGATAGTATTTGCAGCTTGTTCACCTATTGACTCACGCCATCTGGTTATACCTTCATTGCCTCTAGCCGATAGCACAGTTGTAATTGAGGGATATTTGTCACCACTAGGCAATACATAAAATCTTTTGCCGTTGACAGTTTCAGTTTTTAGATTGATAATTTTCTTTTCTTGTGGCACATGAGTAAAAGTTTTCATATCATATGCTTGTTTCATATATTCGTGTAATTTGTTCATATTATATTATATCACATATATAACGAAAGGTCAAGCTATGTACTTCTATGCTGTGTGTACATAGTTGTTAGTTCTTCTTTTGTGTATTCGCCAAGCGTTCAGTTAGGATTGTATTCAACGTATTGAGTTTTACCTTGATCATTTCTAAATGCTCTCAATGTTTGTTTTCTATTATCAGTAGGTGACTTGTATGAGCAATGTATCCAACCGCTATTAGGTTCCTCTGGTTTGTGATATTCTAATATAAGTTGATCAAAATCTAAATTCTCTATAATCCATTTTGCTAATTCAGCATTCGGTGTTCCGAATATTTCGAAATCCGCTGCTTGACCTTTAGCGTGTTGTGAGTTTGTTGAGCTGCCAATTGCAACGCACAATTCTTCACTTCTAAACCCACTCGATACTGTCACAGGTGTGGCATAGTGATCTCTAACAGGTTGTAATATGTTTTCACATAATTTCTGCAATGCTGTAATCTGATCGTCATTAGGATTATTATTAATTCCTTTACGCTCAGCAGTTTGACTAGCAGTCATTTCTTTTAAACTAAAATTCTTGCTTAATTTCATTTTATATCCTTTGTTGATTATTTTCCACGAGTAATTGCAACAATCTTTTTCAATTGTGCTTCAATTACCTCTGCTCTGTTTGGCCAGTGAATATAGGCCTCAGGTGATTTTGCTAATTTGATTAATAGAGGTATGATAAGTTTTTCTAATTTTCTGTAATTCTCTTTGTACTCTTTACCTAGATTATCTTTTCGTAGATCGTACTCATCATCCATCTGTTTCTTAGCAATTTCTAATTCTGTTTCGTTCTTAGCGACAACAGTTTCTTTTGTTTCATTAGTTGCTCTCAATAGTTTATCTAGTTTAGTTTCTAGTCTATTGATGATCTCGCTTGACACCGCCTTGCCCACATTGTCTGCTGTTGTCTTAACAACTTCTTTTGTAGCTTCTGACTCTGCCTTACTCTCTGTCGCTGGTTTCTGTTTGACCGAGGTAAAACCCCAATCGCCATCAGCGTCAAATCCATCTAAAAAATCGAAATCTGCCATAGTACTATTTATACTTTCTTCCCTGCTTTCTTCGCTCTGTGGGCCTTAATTACTCTATCAACTTGTGTATCTTTTACAGATTTCTTACCATATTGTGCTGCTAGATTACTTGCTGGGTGTGCCTCAGATACTTTTGATAACACTTCTTTCCAACCATTGTCAGTTTTACTATCTAAAGAACCTGTGCTAGATACTATATTTAATTGTGTAGGTGGTAATAATGTAATGTGTTTCTTTTGAATAAACTCTTCCATTTCAGAAATAGACATTAGGTCTGTATATTCTTTTTTTGTTTTTTTGTTATAAAATCTATACGTTGGCATTTATTCCCTCACTATACCATTGTGGAATACTTGTTTTCCATGTAGCAAAATCCTTCTTGTATTTAATATAGTAATCTCTATAAGCGACAATACTATCTTCATTCTTTACATCATCAGGCATTGCTTGTGTCGGTTGATTAAAAGGAATATTTAGGGGAATATTTTTAGGGGGATTTTTTAATAATTCATATAATAAGGTATATGACTTATGATCTTTACCATATCTTAATTGGAATTCTTCATGTAGATGAGTCCACATTCTATATAACCATTGATAATTGTAAACATTATTTCTAACCCATACTGCACTTGGATGATGTAAATGACAAGCCTTGTAGATAGTTGCTTCTTCATTTTTATTTTCTAATCTGTATCTGGTAACTTTTCTACCTGTTTTTGATTTAGCAATATATTTAACACCGTCAAGCATTCTATGAGCAGTTGACATTAATTGGGCATATTCGATAAGCATTTTAACCACGTGCTTGTCTAGGTGTTGTTCAGCACAAACTTTTGGGTCTTTATCTAAATAAAAAATATTCATTAACTATAACTCGCTTTCACTACAAACAGTAAGGCAGCAACAAAACATATAATCAATATATGGTTGCCTAGATTCCAGGCACTTTTACCTACCGTATGTGGATTTTTAGGATCAATTATATTTTTCATTTGCGTTCTCCTAACCAAGTTTTTTTATTGTATCGTTTACTTCAAAAAGCTCATCTTCTAATTCTTGTACCTTTTCTGAGGGTCCGTTAAACTCGTAGTGTTCTAGCTTTTCATTTAATTGTTTTTTTTGTTCTTTTAATTGTTGTAAAGTTATATCTTTATTTGCCATATTATTACTATATCACTTCTTTTTAGATTTGTCAAGCTGTTTTTTCTTATCTTTTTCTTTGTTTTTCTTATTTTGTTTTTCTAATTTATCGAGCATTTTTTGTAATTGTTTAGCGTCTTTATCAGTTACCGTCATTCATTAATCACCTCTAACTTTATTGAAATATGCCATCTTACCATACTTCTCACACAACGATTTAAATGTGTTGTACCAAAAGTTCTTTCCCCAATCTGTTCTTGCTTCCTTACACGCTCTCTCAGCGTTTAATATTCTTTTTATTTCTATCATATCTTTCATTGTATCTGCCATTATTTCCTCTCTATTTTATATTCATTTTCAATTTTTCTCAATATACTTTTTACTTTTGAAAAATAGTTTTTATCAGCTGCATATGCGTCAAGTGTTTCTACTAGTAAATAAGGATCATCAATACCATCTTTCCTCATTCTTCTATAATTTTTATATGCTGAACCATTATTAAGTATTTTGATATAATGTAAAACACTATCACATTCATGTTGATAAACTTTTACACCCCATTTTTTAGGATTATTTGAAGGCAACATATGTGGTTCTGTCAATTGATATGTACGAATACCAAATAAGTTTTTACCCTCTTTAGCAAACCTACTATTACCCCAACCAGACTCTAATGCTGCCTGAGCAAGTAATAGTTTTATATTTACAGGATTTATATCAGACGTTGTATGTTCAATGTAATAAACACATTCTACAACATTGTCTAAAAATTGTTGATTATTATTATGTTCAAAATCAGGTAGTTTAGGTTTCAAACTCTCTGCCCTAGCGTTACCTTGTTCGATATAATAATAAAAAGTTGTAGCACAAAATAGTGCTACGAACACAAACATTAATGTTCTAATTACTGTTTTAAAGTTTTCCATCTTTAACTATCTTTTTAATATCTTTGAGAGTTTTACTTTTATCTATATTCATAACATACCATTTGAATCTAACCATATGTTCATTAGATGGACCGACTAGATCAATTTCATGTTTCATTTTAAAAGTTAATAGACCTTTTAGATATAATTGTACAATATCATTAAAGTTCTTTTCGGTACTTGTTTTAGGTATTATAGGTGTTTGAAATTGACCCTTACCTTTTACTAATAACTTTAGTAATTCTTTTTGTTTAGCATTTAGTTTCATAATATATTTATTGTCCTTTCAATTTTTCTAATGATCTCTGTACCTCTGTAAGTTCTTTTTTTGTTATTCTCATGTTTCTAGTAGCAACTAAGTAGGCAATGAAAAAGCCTACTAGGGTTACTGTACAACCAATAAGAAAGAATAAAAATCCGTGTGTTAAATCAAACATTATTAGTACTCTATATTTAATTTGTAGTCGTGAAGTATTTTATTGATAGCATTCTTCATATTGATATCAACTTTTTTTAAGAAATGATCTGATAGTTCAGGAGTAATCTCTTTAATATCTTTTGTCATATCTTTTATTCTCTTGTAAGCAATGTTTCTTACAATCGTTATATTATTATTTTTTATATTTTTGTTTATCATATTCGTATAATATAGGACATTTACAAGGGAAAGTCAAGAAAAAAGAGAGCAGATACCCAAATAAAAAACCCTTATAAATCAACGATTTGTGAAATATAAGGGTTTTAAATGAGAACAAAACGAGAACAAATTATGCGTTTTTCATAAAATTATCGTTCCAGTTGAAGGCTTCTTTAACTAAATTAGCTGTAAAACCTTTGTACTTATTATTTACTTTTTTGTTTACAACTGCGACTAAAAACTCTGCTTCTTCGGCAGATAGACCTTCTAACATCTGAACAAATGTCATTTCTCTTTTGTTTTGTGATAAAGTATTATCGCCACCTTTTGTAAAAAGATATAATCTTTTTGCTTCTTGACTCAATAAAGTATGATCTGTACCTATTGGAGCGTCATTAGGTGTATATGGCACATCACCTTTTGGTAATAACCATTCTATATTAGGATCAAATGCACCTTTTAAAACCTGTCTTAAAGGTACTGAATCGTGATCTTGTAATACTTTTAATTTTCTAGGTTTATCTTTTGCATTATTAACCTTTGTAGCAATCTCACTCATTAAAGGTGGTACAGCTCTACCTGCGTCTTGTAGCGCCTGCATACCTCTTTTACTTGCTAATGCTGGGTGTGATGTTCTTTGTGGAGCAACTTGTTCATTTTGTTGATCCATTTGTTGTTTTACCATGTCTGGATTTGCAATCGATCCATCTGGATTTCTTCTAATTATAACCATTATTTTTCTCCTTAACAGTTCTTTCGAGCCTAGAATTCGTCTATTGACTCGATTAAAGTTTTAAGTTTTTTGTTTATAAAGTAACCTAGTATTTTATCTCTACTTGCCACTTCAAAATTATCAAACTCACGATTTATCTTGTCTTCAAATTCTTTAGGAATACAATTTAAATC